CCTACGAGGTCCAAGGCGGCGACTACCTCGGCCGCATCGCCCAGCGCAGCGGGATGTCCCTTGCTCGTCTGCTGGAGCTCAATCCACAGATCGAGAACCCCGATCTCATCTACCCCGGCCAGATGATCAATCTGGGCTGAACAGGAGGCCACGACCATGATGGGCTACGGCTACGAGAACGCGGCAGGCGACCGCATTTCCGCCCTGATCGACATGATCAACGGCGGAGGGCCGGGCCGCTCCGGCGGCACTTTCGAGGGCGGCGGCATCCTGTCCCTGCTGGCGAACGCAGTCGCGAAGCCTTATGGCTCTGTACGGGAGCGCCCCGGACATACTCCCATGGGTGCGGCGGCTCCTACTCCGATGGAAGTGCTGCGGCCGGTTGCCACTGGAGCGGGTGTCGAACCGGTTGGGACCATGGATCTTCCGCCCATGGACGAGCGGGCCTCGCTCCCGGGTCTTGCTGAAGAGGGCTACCGGGGCGCCATTTCCCGGCCCGCAGCCACCGGCGGCCGCCGTTTCATGGAAGAGGACCTCGCCGTTCTGGGCAGCCTCCACCCTGACGTCGCCGCCCTGTTCAGCGGAACTCGGGTGGGGGACCCTCTTTCCCCGCAGCAGGCCATGTTCCTCGACGCTGCGCGCGTTGGCTCTGCCGCACCGACCGCAACCCTTACTCCCCCGCAGTACACGGTGCGGAAGGCGCCCCCGCTGCAGGGTCCGCCTATTCCGGTTCCAACCCCAGCCCCGGAGTCTCTCTATCCGCCGTCCGGTTTTACGCAGGACCAGCTCGAGGGAATGTCTCCGGAACTCAGGGCCATGGCCGAGGAGTACAACCTCGAAAACTTGGGGTCGATGCGCCCCTAACCCCTCGCCCTAGGACTCGAGGTACACCATGTCGTCCTCCGCCTCGGCAATCGGACGAGCAGGAGAGTTTTTGGCGAGCTATATCCTCGAGACCTTTGGCGTCGAGGTACACCATGTGAGCCGCGACGGGGCGGATCTGTGGTGCAAGATCCACGGTTCACGGATCGTGACCGTAAGCATAAAGACCGCCTCGGTTGTGTCGAACAGCAAGAAAACCGGGCACACATACCGGTTTTTCACGCCAAACACGGTTCCGGTCGATTACTTCGGCTTCGTTGCTCTGGATCGCCAGATTCTGCTGATCCGGCCCTTCGAAGAGAAGATGCCACGAACCACGACGATCCCGGCTCGGACCTTCAACGAGGGCAACCAGCGCAGGACGATTGAGGAAATGATCGCCGCTTGCTAGGATGCAGCAACTTTTCGGAGACGTCCCATGTACAGTCAAGGTCAGCGCGTCCTAGAACGCATGCCCGCCGAGCACCGGGAGCACCTGATACGCGAGGCGGAGCGGCTCCAAATCCCGCTCGAACTCGCTGTGGCCATGCTGCATCAGGAGAGCGCGGGGCGCGAGGACGCGCTCAGCCCCGCGGGCGCCTATGGCTACATGCAGCTCATGCCTGGCACCGCCCGGGAGCTCGGCGTCGATATGTCGGACCCGCTGCAGAACATCACGGGCGGCCTGACCTACATCCGTCAACAGATGAGCAAATTTGGAAGCCTGCCGCTGGCGCTGGCCGCCTACAACGCGGGCCCGGGGGCCGTGTCGGAGTACGGCGGCATCCCTCCGTACGCGGAAACGCAGGACTACGTCAAAAAGATTCTCGGCCGCGTCGGTCTCGACGAGAACGCCGCACCCACCGGCCAGAGCCGAGGCGTGTTCGGCGCACTGCCGGAACGTGCGCAGGCGCGTATCCAAGGTGTCAGGGAGGCATTTGCTCCCACCCCTGAGGGCGAGCCCGCACCCGGCGTCTTCGGCCGCTTGGACCGGGGCCTTGGAGCACTCTTCGGCCGTGGGGAATCGGGTCCCGAGGGCCCAGATCCGGCGTCCGTGGAGCGCCTTCGGGCGGCCCTTGAATCGGGCGACATCAGCCAAGACACCTATGAGCAGATGTATGCTCGTTTGCTGCTGGAGCCGGAGGACAACAGCCGCGCAATGGGTCTCATGAACCTGTCGGACTACCTGATGAACAGCTACGAACCCCCTCGTTTGATCGGCTCGTCCTTGTCCACAACTCCCCTGCGTGGTAGTTCTGGGTCCGGAACAAGTGCGATACAACGACTGGGGGTCCGACCGCTGGTATGACGGTAGAATACAAAGAGCTGACTGTCGAAAACATTGCAGACGTCATGGTTCTCGGGCTGGAGATGCACGAGGAGGCGCTGCCGAAGAAGTACCCGGTAGACATCGAGTATGCCGCCCAGAGGTGCTACGAGAACGTCATCCTGTCTGACCACGCCTTCGGCGCCATCGCCATGGACGGCGAGGAGCCGGTGGGCATGCTCATGGGGCAGCTGGCCCACTACGACTGGGCCCCGGTCATGTTCGCCTACAACCTGATCTGGTACGTCAAACCGGCGCGCCGTGGATCGATGACCGCGTTCCGCCTGCTTCGGATGTTCGAGCGCTGGGCCAAGGAGAAAGGTGCGGTGCACGTGGCCATTGGACTGGCCTCCGGGGTGCGTACGAAGAGGACGGGCAAGGCCCTGAGCCGCGCGGGCTACCGGCACATGGGCGGGAACTTCATCAAGGAAGTCTGATGGACCTGAACCTGAACGCCATCCCGGACGAGGTCCTCCGCGAGATCCTGCAGCTGACTGAGCTCCAAGCCAAGCAGGAGCGGCAGCAGCGCGTGCACGACAGCTTCATGGCCTTCGCGCACCACGTCTACGAGGGGTTCATCGAGGGCGCGCACCACCGGGTCATTGCCGAGAAGCTCGAGCGGGTGGCGCGTGGGGAGCTGAAGCGGCTGATCATAAATCTTCCACCTCGGCACTCAAAGTCCGAGTTCGCCTCGTACCTTATGCCAGCATGGTTCCTCGGCCGGAATCCGAAGCTGAAGATCATTCAGGCCACGCACAACACCGAACTTGCTGTCCGCTTTGGCCGCAAGGTGCGCGACCTGATCGGCGACCCCCAATACCAAGAGGTCTTCCCCAAGACGATGCTGCAGGAAGACAACAAGGGCGCAGGCAAATGGGGCACCACGGCGGGAGCCGAGTACTTTGCCTGCCTGACTCCTGATACGAGGGTCAACACCCCGCACGGATTGGTTCCCGCAGGCCTCATCAGGGTCGGAGACACGCTGCTCAATGCCTCTGGTGAGGTGACTGTCGGAGCTGTCTACCACAGCCAGCACGACGCAACGGTACGCTTTGCTGGCGTCTCCTGCTCAAAGAACCATCCAATCTGGACGATGAACCGAGGCTGGGTTGAGGCCGGTGATCTTTCCTCACGGGACGTCTTGTGTGTGGAGAGTATTTACGGCAAGATGAAGGCCCTGTTGAGAGGATATCTTCATGGCCTTGTGGAACACCCCCATGTATCGCCGCTGGTACAACATCAAATCCAGATGCGAAAACCCGAAGAACGAAAAGTACCGGCTGTACGGCGGGCGCGGGATTACCTTGTGCGAGCGCTGGCAGGTGTTCGAAAACTTTTTGCAGGACATGGGGCACCCACCCTCGCCGCAGCACACGCTGGACCGGATCGACGTGAATGGTCCGTACAGCCCGGAGAACTGCCGTTGGGCAACGGCTCGAGAGCAGTCCAACAACACTCGTTTCAACGTGCGTCTGGATGGCAAGACTCTCGCGGAGCACGCGAGGGAGTTGGATATCACGCCGGAGGCTCTTCGATATCGCTTGAGCAAGGGTCTGGACAAGAAGGATGTGCTGTCTCCCGAGAAGCGTCGAAAGAAGCACTTGGACGTTACAGTCCTCCAGAAAACCTTGGATGGATCCGTCATTGCGCGGTTCAGCTGCTTGTCGGAGGCGGGAAGAGCGGTGAACCCGAATCGCCCGGAGTCTGGCCTGAAGGGCGTCTGGCGCGCCTGCGCAGGGGATCGAGACACCTACTTGGGCTTCTGCTGGGACTTCGACCCGTCGGAGACATCCGAGTAGAGGAGCACGGCCCGAGGCCTTTCGTGAACTACCGGGTCAGCGGGGACAACACCTTCTTTGCCGAGGGCGTCCTGACGCACAACTGCGGCGTCGGCGCTGCTATGACTGGCCGTGGCGCCGACCTGCTGATCATCGACGACGCGCACTCCGAACAAGACGCCCTGTCCGATACGGCGTTCGACCACGCCTATGAATGGTACACCTCCGGCCCTCGCCAGCGTCTCCAGCCCGGGGGCGCCATCATCGTGGTGCAGACCCGCTGGTCTAAGAAGGATCTTACGGGCAGGCTGCTCGATGCGCAGTCCTCAGACCCCATGGCGGACCAGTGGGAGGTGGTGGAGTTCCCGGCCATCCTGCCCAGCGGGGAGCCTCTGTGGCCGGAGTTCTGGGACAAGAACGCCCTCCTGTCGATCAAGGCCTCGCTGCCCGTCGGCAAGTGGTCCGCGCAGTGGCAGCAGCAGCCGACCAGCACCGAGCAGGCCATCGTCAAGCGCGAGTGGTGGCAGGACTGGGAGAAGGAGAAGGTCCCGGAGCTCAAGTACATCCTGCAGGCGTACGACACGGCGTTCTCGAAGAAAGAGACGGCGGACTACTCGGCCATCACGACGTGGGGCGTCTTCGAGCCCGACGAGGGCGGCAAGGACCACGTCATCCTGCTCGACGCCAAGCGCGGCCGGTGGAGCTTCCCGGAGCTCAAGGAAGTCGCGTGGGAGGAGTGCGAGTACTGGGACCCGGACATGGTCATCGTCGAGGCCAAGGCCTCCGGCCGCCCGCTGATCGACGAGATGCGGACGCGCGGCATCCCCGCTGTCGGCTTCTCCCCGGGCCGCAAGGCCGGGGGCGGCGGCGTAGACAAGACGACTCGGATGCACACGGTGTCTCCGCTGTTCGAGGCCGGGATGGTGTGGGCCCCGCTGGGCAAGAAGTTCGCCGACGAGGTGATCGAAGAGGTTGCCTCGTTTCCAAATGGGGAGCATGACGACTTTGTGGACTCGATGACGCTTGCTCTGATGCGCTTCCGTCAGGGTGGCTTTATTGCTATACATGACGAAGAGTTGCCGGAAGAAACCATGCCTCGCAAACGGGAGTACTACTGATGTTGCCGCCGCGCCCGATGGGAGCCATGGTAGATTCCGCGTTGGTGCCGGAAGAGCAGGGCTTCGAAATCCCAGTCGAAGGTCCGATGGAGTTCCCGGGTGGAGCAGAGATCGTACCGCAAGAAGACGGATCTGCGCTGATCCAAGCCATCGCCGAGATGGCCAGTGAGATGGACGTCGAGCAGCTGATCCCGTTCGATGCCAACCTCTCCGAGTTCTTGGACGACTCGACGCTCGCCGAGATTGCGACCGACCTGCTGGCCTCCGTCGAGGACGACATGGAGTCCCGGTCCGAGTGGGAAGAGACGTACGTCAAGGGCCTCGAGCTTCTGGGCGTGAAGCAGGAAGAGCGCTCGAGGCCGTTCGAGGGGGCGTCCTCGGTCACCCACCCGGTCATCTCGGAGAGCGTGGCCCAGTTCCAAGCGCAGGCGTACAAGGAGCTTCTGCCCGCAGGCGGCCCGGTCAAGACCCGCATCGTGGGCGCGGTGAACCCGCAGGTCGAAGCGCAGGCCAAGCGCGTCAAGGAGTACATGAACTACCAGATCACCGAGGTGATGGAGGAGTACGATCCCGAGATGGATCAGATGCTCTTCTACCTCCCGCTGTCTGGTTCGACGTTCAAGAAGACGTACTTCGACGCGAACAAGGGCCGTCAGGTGTCGAAGTTCATCCCGGCGCAGGACATCGTCGTGCCGTACTCGGCCACCGATCTGTTCTCGACGCCGCGCATCACGCATGTCCTCAAGATCACCGACAACGACCTGCGCAAGCAGCAGGTTTCCGGGTTCTACCGGGACCTTGACCTGCCGGTTGGTGGCAATCAGGACAGCGATCCTGTTGATAACACAGTTGATGACATCGAGGGCCTGTCGAAGTCTTACCGCGACGACGTCCGCGAGGTGTACGAGATTCACTGCGAACTCGACATCGAGGGCTTCGAGGACAAGGGCCCGGACGGCGAGCCGACGGGAATCAAGCTGCCGTACATCGTCACCGTGGACAAGGCTTCGACCGAGGTTCTGTCGATCCGCCGGAACTACGACGAGCTCGACCCGCTCCGGAAGGCAAAGCAGTACTTCACCCACTACAAGTTCCTGCCCGGCCTCGGCTTCTACGGCTTCGGCCTGACCCACATGGTGGGCGGTCTCGGCCGCGCGGCCACCTCGATCCTGCGCCAGCTGATCGACGCAGGCACGCTGGCCAACCTCCCGGCAGGATTCAAGGCCAAGGGCATCCGGGTCCGTGACAGTGACGAGCCCCTGCAGCCGGGCGAGTTCCGCGACATGGACGCCCCGGGCGGCAACATCCGGGATGCGATCATCCCGCTGCCGTACAAGGAGCCGTCGGCAACGCTGGCCCAGCTGCTTGGTGCGCTGGTCGAGGCGGGGCGCCGGTTCGTCAACGTGGCCGACATGCAGGCCTCGAACATGAACCAAGAGGCGCCGGTCGGCACGACCGTGGCCCTGCTCGAGCGCGGCATGAAGGTGATGTCGGCGATCCACAAACGCCTGCATTACGCCCAGAAGAACGAGTTCCGCATCCTCGCCCGGGTGATCGCCGAGAACGCCCCGGTGAACTACCCGTATCAGGTCGAGGGCGGGATGCCCGGCGTCGTCCAGTCCGACTTCGACGGTCGCATCGACATCATCCCG